GATTTAGAATAATTAAACAGTTAACTTTGTCATTTTACAATGATGCATGGACTTCTTGGCACGAAGAAACTGGAAGTGATTATGCACAACATTTTACGTATCATGCAAATACACCTGTAGTGATGGATCTTACATTTTGGGTTCGTAATGAAGGTACAAGTTCACAATATTTGCAGTTAGTTGAAGCTGACAATATTACTGTTAAAGGAGTAGCATATCCAAATAAAGTCAGAGCAGCTGAATTCATAGATGACGTATGGAATAAATCTTTTTCGAGTGAACGTACTGATGATGAAGCTATTGGCAAACTAATACGCTTCATCTCTACAGATATGCAACAAACTGCGAACGATATTTATTTTGATGACGTTCCAGTTGGTGATAGAACTACTACTACGCCTCCTGTAAGATGTAAGTCACAAAGCTATAATGGTGCGCTTGCAAATGCTCCTCTAGATAGAACTACTGCTTACATTTACGATTTTACTGGTGAATGGCACATTTCGACTGTCAATCCTGATCAGCAAGTGTTAGCATATTTTGACTATATGTCAAATGCACATCCTTCGTCTGACACACACTTCTGGGATTCTACACCAAAATACGAATGGATTTATAATGATCACTGTGTAGATCATGTAGATACACTTCATTATGAATTCAGTAATAACAAATATCTTAATGGCGCTAACGAATTCACATTTGACAGAAAGACTGTTATTGAAGGTGAAATTACTGGTGTAAATCATATAGAATACACAGATGACTTACTTGAGTCATTAACAGAATTGTATAATATGACGTCTCCGTTGTTAACATCGCAAAATCAAACACCAATGGAGTATTACAGTTTAGCACATAGAGAAAGTAACATAACATTCAGTGATCAATTAGTTGACTCTGACATTAAATCTGCTAGTGAAGAAGATGAACCTACATATTTCTGGGTTGAAACACTAAAGAATTGGTGTTATTACACAATTGAGCAAATCGATGATGCGTGCAATGTAGCAATGCTAAATGTGTGGAATGGAAGAAATGGCTGGATGAAATTTGACTCTATAGTAGAACGCTCAAAGCAATCATACATTTCACCTGAACGAGTAAAAGCAATAGCAGCTGCATACACAAGTGATCCATCTACGCACCAAGAAGAAAAAGAACAATTGGATGATATTGTTAGACTAATGACTAGTTTACTACTCATTTATCCGTTTAGAATGGAAACACTAAAAACGATAGCAATTGACAGATTATTTACACCAATATCTGAACCAGATTATGCAGGACACAAAACACATCATTGGTATGATGGTATTGTTGATGCATTTGCAACTGTCGGTTCGGGCATTGTAACTTTCTGGAAAGGTGCTTGGGAAGTTATCACGTCACCTGTGTATATCTTTTATGGTGATGAAAGCATGTTCGACAAATTAGTAGCCGGTTGGAAAGATATAGGTAAAGGCTTTTTAGACTTGTTAGTAGGTACTTTTGAAGTTACGACTGGTTTGAATGGCGGTGTTTTTGTTCAAGAATTATATCACTATCTATTTGCTGCGTCACCAGTAGATAAATTTGCTGGACTAGATCACTTTAAAACTTTATACGCAATGTGCAGATATGTTGAATTACCATACGACACTGGTTATTCATCAAATGATAAAAATTCTTATCAAACTATTCGTGAACCATTGCGTTTCGAAGTTGATGGTGGTATTTACAATAGAACTGCCATTATTCCTTGCATTTGTATTACTTCTACAATTGGCTCACCATTTGTAGTTAGAAGTTCTACTGGACAATTATTACTGGCTTACGATTTTTCATACTCAGGTCCTGTAGGTGAAGCGTATTCTGGAGAAGATGATTTCGAAAAGCATCCAGGCATTTTACAATCTGATGCAGATTTGACGAATAAAATGCTACAAGAACAGTTTGGTAAAGGTGAAGATAAGAAGATAGAAGACTGGTTGAATTTGCTTGGTAATACACCAGATATGTCTACACTACAAAGTGACGTAGTTGACACCTCATCAAAATTAGATGGTGATAAAATTGAACAATTTACTGCATTGCAAAAAGCACGAGGAAGTATGACACTTGCTGCAAATCGTTCAAAAACATCTTCTGATTTGGATGGAGTTGACATAAATACTGTAACAAAATGGTAAAAGATGACCACTACTCGAGTATTTAACGATTTTAAAAGACGCTATTTAGCTGGTGAAGTAGAACCAACAATCAAGTGTAGTGCATACTTGATGAATTCTGCTTATGAAGAAGTGTTTAAACATAAAAGTTATTTTCGTACAATTAGCGATTTTACACGAATAGATGCAGATGCACTTAGCATAAATACACAAAATAATCTCGTTGGTTCTGCATTAGCTTCTGGCGCAATATTCAGAAATACATATTATCGTGAAACAAGTACTTCTGAAACTGATCAATCAAATGGACAATTGATTATTGTTACAGAAGAAAATCTTAACGCATATAAGCACTTGCTTATAGACAAACAGGGAAATTTACCAGAAAAGTACAATGAGTATCTTCATGTGTATGGTCAGTTTTTCTTAGTAGGACGTTCTGACGATTTTAACAAATTAGTAAATTACTCTAAAGAAAATGAACTTGAAACATTCGTCGTCGTAATGTACGATGATGTCGAAAATGTAATTATTCAGAATTCTTGTTTCGGATGTACACAACAACATCCATTTAGAGGTATTTTCGACGGTAATGGATATAGCATTTACATTCAAAGTATTACGATGAATAACAATTCGTATGCTTGCGGTTTGTTTGGCTATATTTCAGAAAAAGCTGTTGTTAAGAATTTAAGAATCTTAGCGCAACCTACTGAATTGAGCAAATACAGCTTAGCCGAAGATGCAGATGCTATTACGATTTCAGTTAATAATTCGGAACAACTTATTTCACTTAAAGCTATTAAAAACGGATGCAATGATGTGTGTATCGGTGTCTTAGCTGGTGTAAATCATGGTACGCTAGAAAACATCATTGTATCTGCAGACGTTGTGTATGATACTGTTATTCGTCCAGATGTGTATTTGATTCAAAATAAGATGAATGAACTTGATGGTTCAAACAAGAAACTTATTGCGTCAAACATTATTGCTGCTGGCATTGAAGATGCATTTGCTGATACTACCAAATTGTCAGCATTTACGAATTTCTGTTATCCTACACAGCTGTGTTTAAATAGTTCTGCAAACATGATTCCTTATGTTGGATATTTCAACGAAGGTTCATTTAACACATGTACAGTCAATTACAATTGGACTCACACACCGTTGTATCGTCCATCTACATCGGGACAATATTGTAATGATGGTTGGTGGCAAGCAAAGCAACCAATTGATGATGGTGAAAATAAGTGGATCGAACAAATGGAGTCAAAATGTTCGTATTTTTACGACATTTTTAAACATTACGAAGATACACACGACAATGACAGTGAATACTGGTGTGAAGTTAATAAGTCACTTGTTGGTACAACACCATATTCCTACGTATCAGATCCAGATGATGATGACCACTATCCAGTACCTGAAACTGCAAAAAGACCTTTCTCATTCAGACTTGGTCCAAATAGTAAACAAGCATTTTTAATTGGTGGAGTTGTAGGTTTCAACGATGGTGATATTTCTGGTCTTGCTAACGTTGAAAAAATGAAGTTCAATAACAATGTTGTTGCACTAATTGGCGGTGTTGCGGGTAGAGCAAGTAGAGGTAATTTAACAGACGTGCATACCAGAGTAATATATGATGGTACGACAGGAATGTACACTGATTATATTACTATTTCTGATAATGCATCTGATTATGCAGTGTGTAACGTTACAGCATCATTGATAAATTTGTCAAGTCACGTATTTACTGGAATTCGTGCATTTGGCTATTATGACGAATCGAACACATTTGTCGATTTAACTGACAATGTAGCATCAATAACACTGCCAACTGACGCTAAAACATTGATAACATTTTCTGCTAATAAAGCTACACCATACGCAAAATTGTATATTCGCGAATCTACATCAGAAGTATATACAAGATACTATGATTACTTGACTGATGCAAGTGATGCTAATGCAAGTAATACAGTTATTAACGCCACAGCGTTTAATGCTACTGTTAACGGTAAAACAGGTGGTTCGTATGTATTGACTAACTCTACTGTTACTGGTGCTTCATTAGCAGGTGATTGTCACTTGTGTTATAGCAACGGTGTTGCGTTCTTATTGCGCACACAAAACGCATATTCTGCATGTGATGCTTTTGACGATGTTCCAGTAGTAACTGGCAATCCACCAGAACTCGAAACAATAGTAAGTACAATGCCTACATTAGTAATGGGCTTTGATTGTACATACGCTGGTCATCCGGCTAAATGTACGGTTGAACTACCATATTCTGCGTTCTCTGCAAATTTTGGAAGTACTATTGTAGGTGCAAATACGAATGAATTTTATCAACAGAGTGATTCATTCATTGTTAAACTTCCACCAGTATTTAATATTGGCGGTATGTTCGGTGAATACATGTATACTAATAATCAGTCTGTCAAAAAATCGTCTGTTTATACAAGTTTTAAGGGCTTTTTACCATCTGGTGTCACAACTGCAACATCTGCTGAAAATACAATGACTTATGCAAATAAGTTTGCAAATTTTGCTTGTAATATCACAATTGATAGTGTAAACAAATCGAATAATGATATTTACACTACTTCATCTGAACTTGCTAGCGCAGATAGTATAAAACGCAATGACCTACAATGTAAAGTTTTAACATTGTACGATGATTCTGAAACTGACCCACTCAATTATGAAATATGGCGTACTGACACGACACCATATTCGTATTTTGGTGGTTCAGGCACATTTGCATATTATATGAATTGCTACAATCAAATCGCACCTGGTCTTGTAACTACACACTACTGTGACAGATTACACCGTAAAGGCAATGCATACTGGGCATCTGTCGGCGTTCAATATTTAGATAACCTATTCTTTAAATACGGTATCAATATGGGCGATACATGGAAAGCGGGCGATTGGGATAGAAAACAATACGCACAGCAATTAGCAGATCCAATTCCTGCTAACTCAGGCGTGTATTTTAACTATCCAGCACAAAAGTCAAGTTTAAATTATCGTCATAGTTCGAATGTTGACCAAGCAATTTGCGATTGGCATACTGTATTAACAGAAGCATTTAATACAACTGCTGCAGGTCAAGCAGTGACAAATACCACAGTGCGTGTGACAAAACAGTTAGATTTATATCCTCAACACTATCCATTGTACAGAGGTAAAGCAAGTCTTACTGACGATAAAAGATTAACATTTGCGTCATATACATACAATACTGTAAATTGTCCAATTAACGTGTCTTCAACACATGCTTCTGCTTTGACAAATATGGCAGATGCACTATCTACAACTCTTGATGAGTTGCAGCCGTCATCAAATGTTCCAAATTACATCTATACATATTCAGCAAATGTAATTAAAATTGGTGCTTTACCGTGTGTTGAATGTGAACTAACTTATTACGACAAATTTATTACTTATGATGATTATAAGTTATTACCGCATACAGCTCACCATAATTCGTCAAAAACTGAAATAATGGAAGCTGCATGTGACGCACAAACAAATAATAAAGCATTTGCTTTAAGTAGTGATTCTTATCTTGGTGTATACTTAGATAACCCTTCTACGTTCGTGCACATGGCGACTATAACTGCGAATAACATCGGTGTGCCAGCTACAGCACAGCCACACGCGATTACAAAAGAAACTCAAACAGAAGTTTCTGGACAAATCATTACATTAAATCACTTCGTCGTAGATACACAGTATGAAATTCAAGAACGCATTTATCCACAGTATTTTGGATATTCTTACAAATATGCTAAAACACCATCTGTGTCAAACATAAGAATATATCCACAACACGTTGGTAGAATGCTCGTTAACACTGCTACAAATGAAGTGATATTCCGTCACTATGATTCTAGAAATATTGGATACGATAATGATAATGAAAGATTTACAGTAAGTAGATCTATATTGCTAGATGAACCATATACTGTATTTGAAGGTGTTCCAGAACCAAAGTCAAATTATGTATGTGCTGACGATGCAATTTATGTGACATACGAAGTTAGAGCTACATCTTCATATAATGAACATGGCGAAATGAAGACGACGGATTTAGTTGATAAGTATTTAATGTCAGCACGAATCATTGATTCTGTGCCAGATACAACAAATTTTGCATTCCATGATTCCGATGGTGAAACATTAACTGCGAATTCAATTGTGTATGGTTACATTCCGCCTTCTGCAGATATTCTAAATGCACTTGATCGTAGTATGTACGCTACATTAAATTGTACTGGCATATCTGCTGATGATGTTCAATACATGTTATTAGTTGATGAACAGCACAGACCTATCTTGGATGTGAAGACAGACGTTACTGCTGTCAACAACGCTGGTTATATCATAAAATTTGATGAAATAGGTTCAGCATTTCTTATTAAATCTAGTATGATGAATAAAGACTGGTTGTTATTCCATCCACAAGCTGGTTTAGCAATAAATATAGAAAACGGAAACAAGTAATGGCAACAAAACAGTGCTTATCGTATGTAGATTTTCTTGGAAATTCTGCATTACGATTTAAAACTGACACTGGTAATGCATATACTGATTACATTTGTGTATATGCATTATCTGCAGTTAGAGAAACTTCGATTGATAGCACTGATATAGCTAATTCTGCTATATCAGCTATTACTGCTACGCCTATTACGGCTTTAAATTGGAATACATTACTGGCTGATGGAAAATTTAAATTTGTAAAGTCATCTTCAGAAGAGTACATGTGTTATAAGTTCAAAATGTCAGATATTACTACTGAGTCTGACATAGAACCCGATGTGCCATATAGTTACGAAGAGCTGTTTAACGACAACGTGTTAAATAACATGCAATTTTCTACTGGTATGCAATATAAGTATATTTACAGTGCTTATAATACAATGACGCCAGCGTCAGTTGCTGGAACAACAAAAACTACGCAAGATTTATTACTCAATAACTTTAAAACTACGAATAATCTAGAATCAGATAAAGATTTTGTTCGTTCAGATTATTACAAATTCTTTGTGCCAGAAACTAACGTGATTCACAGCAGATCAATGCTAGAATTAAATGATGATACACTGGCTTCAGTTGGAAATACTTCACACGAATCTTTTAACTGTTTGCTGTATTGTATAAATCCTGATTTCGATCCAGCAATTGCAAATACAAATGGTCTGCCAAATGGCTTTGCAAATGGTACAATTATAAACGCAGTACCAATTTCAATATGCACTTACACAAAAGATATAAGTCTTGCTGGAAAGAATGTTCGATTTGAACCCAACTTAAACGGAATCGCAACGGTAGAGTAATGGCAGTAGATTATAACAAATATCCTTGGCTGTGCCCAACAATTCCTGAATATGAAGCAGGATGTGATCAGACATCTGCTGGTAATAGACCAACGAGTGATACCAATCTTGCAACTGGAGTAACGATTGAAGGAGTTGACTTATTTGGCATTCCTTGTGTTTACTACTACGTTACTCATAACATTGCATACGACGTGCATTATGGCGAAGATCAGTTAGAGTGGATAGCAAGAGCATTCAACTTTAGAGGATATGTAAAACAGATGCCTTCGAACGTTAGAACATATCAATTAGAGGGTATTTGGGGTGAAGATCTCATAGAAATGTATGTTGCAAACACAGCATTTAGATATTTTTCTACTTATGGAGGAGAAGATAGAAACACTCCTGAAGTCTACGATCAGATTATTCCACGTATCGGTGACATCATTTACATTCCAGCAAATAAGACTTTCTATGAAATTAGAAATGTGAACTACTATACTGAAGCGTTCGGCGTAACTCCACACACTTATACGCTCAAGTTGAAAGTTTACAAAGACACAAAATGTACTATTTCAGCTGACAATCCTACACTTAAATTGACTGAAGCTCGTCCATACGATCCTATCTACAATGTAGCTCCTTCTGCATTATCAGCACAAGATCAGTATCACGATCCTCTACAATTGAACGATGAACTCCAGAATTTAGATAAGTCAAAAACTATAGATACGTTCAATTACGTGTACGAAAATGACGCTTTGCAATAGTTCATTTTTTAATTATATTTGCTATAAATAAACATATAACAACTATTATTTTTTTAACTAGTGAGGTGATAATATATGCCAATTCCAGGTACAAACGCAACAGGAACTCCAGACGCAATCGATTCTAGCGATTATGTCATGACCATCATTCGTGCTATCAGACGCTTTCCAGAAGCTCGTAAGCAGGAAGTAGAAGCAGAATTCAAGAAGCAGACTAAGGGTATGAAAGACGAAAAGCTCGCTCTTGAAAAGGCTTACAATAAGGGTTATATCGATGCTCTTGGAGATGTTAATTCGTTTATTACAACGACATCACGCGGTATTTAAGCTTTAAAACTTTGATACTAAAAAAGGCACATTTTAAAAGATGTGCCTTTTATTATATTTTTTACAACATAAAAACATGTGTGCTCAAACATGAGGGTAAATAAATGAGTAAATTACGGTTATAAAAACTGTGTATATGACAAATTCAACAAGTGTATCTGGTTGAAAGAAGTCGGTGAAACAGATTTCAAGAAATATCCATTTACATTTGACTATTATGCTCCAGATAGAACTGGAACATCTCCTTTAATCGACATTCATGGAAACAGAGTAGTTCGTAGAGTTGTCGATGATCGTGCAAAACTTCAACCACTTATTGATGCGGGTGTAAAACTTTGCGAATCAGATTTAGGTGAAGTCACAAAATTCTTACATGAAAGATATGATGCAATAGCAGATGAAATTGAAACGACTGCTGATCAGTTCAGAATCTGTGTATACGATATTGAAACACAGACATCATGTCCACAAAACAGAAGAGACATTGTAAAAGTCAAAAGAGTAGATACTGGTGAAGAACTCACTGGTGTTTTGAATGAACTCGATGACTTCGTTCACACAAATGATTATTTGTGGTGGGATGAAGAAAAAGGCAAGTATGTAAAGTTCATGGAATCTTGCTTTTATATTTCTGAATTCCCAAAACCTTCTGAAGCAAAATATCCAATTAACGTTTTCACTTGTTATTCGACAGTCGATAAACAGACACACACATGGGGATTGTTCGATTACACAGGAAACGATCCACACGTCAACGATTATAGAAGTTTCGATGACGAATACGCAATGTTAACAGACTTTGTTAACTGGTTCCACAAACAAAAGTTCGACTTATTCACGGGTTGGAATACAGATGGATTCGACTTGGAATACATCATTCAAAGAATTAGAAATCTTGAAATCGAACGTGGAATCGCAACACAGTACACAAATAAAGATGGAGAGCTAGAATATAATTACAAACTCACAAAGAAATTCTCTCCATTTAACAAGGAACCTTCTATTCGCCAAATCGTAGATAAGAAAGGTAAACCAACAGGTGATACTGCAATTTCTATTCAAGGCTTATACACAAATGACTATATGGCGATGTATAAGAAGTTCATCACTGACAGATTTAAGTCATTTGCATTGAACTATGTTTGCGACCAGGAAATTGGTGAAGGTAAGCTTGAATATCAAGGACAGATTTTTGAAACTTACAAACGTGACTGGAACAGATATGTTGAGTATAACGTTCAAGACGTTCTTCTAATTAAGAAACTTGACGATAAACGTAAGGTATTCGACATTGTTATTCCATACTGTACAGAATGTTTGATTACACTTGATAAGTGTCAGTCAATGATTGCTGCAGTTGAAGGGTATATCTTGAAGTTCATGCATAAGAAGAATATTCGCATGAACGACATCGACCGTGGTAATAAACGCGACTGGTGGCATGAAACTGGCAAGTACAAAGTATTAGATAAAGACGGAAACATCACATATCAAAACTGCGATTATGAACGCGGTTTGTTAGATTTTGAAGATTTCGCAGTTAAAGCAGGTTATTGTTATGCATGTCCTGGTCGTTACAAATGGGTAATGTCAGGTGATATTCAGTCATCATATCCTCATCAGATTATGATGTATAACATTAGTCCTGAAGTCAAAGTTATCAATCCAACTAAAGAACAAATCGAATCAGGTGAAGTTATTCAGTCTGAAATCAATGGTGTTGGATTTAGAAGAACTGAAAGTGCACTTCTTCCAGATGTTATTAGACAGGTGTTCTCAGAAAGACTTGCAGCAAAGGCAGAACTTAAGAAAGCATTGCATGCTCATGACGATGTCATGGAAGTTTATTGGGATAAGAAGCAAAGATGTAAGAAGACAATCATTAACTCATGTTATGGTGTATGTCTGAATGCAAACTTCCATTTGTATGATATTGACTGTGCAAGAGCAATTACTAGAGGTGGTAGAGATACTATTCGTTATTTGATGTCTTGTAATAATAACTATTACACATCAAAACGTTTCTTGCAAGATGCAAAGAAGTATTTTCCAAGTATCAAGATTGAATTATCTGACTGTGTAAAGTATTACAAAGCAGATGAAACAATTCCAGTAATTCGTGATGGTGAACTTATCGAAGTTCTTCCAAAAGATTATCTTGAAAAGACAGATAAAGTTTGCTTAACTTCAGAAGACGCTGCAGAAATTGCAAGTCATGTTTCTCGTTACAATTATGATAGAGACCCAATCAAGGTCAAAGGAAGAGAAGGT